CCTGACTTTCTTAAATCACGCTGTCTTTGTTGCTCTCTAAACTCTTCTTTTTCTTCTTCTGTTGCGTTGTTATATAAACTGTTAGATGTTTTATACGATTGAGAAAGCAAGTTGCCTACAGTCGGAGCTTCAAGTGCTTGCTTAAATACTTGACCGGCCGAAATACTTAAATCAGCAAACCCAGTAGCCCTGACTACTGCACTATCTTGATTTAACGGACGTGGACGCATTAGTTACCTTTATTGCTGAAAATACTGTTGCTGCGCTTCATCTATTTGTTTTTTTGTTTTTGCATCTAAATCACCCAACCCAGGCATCTCTGTTTGCGTTGGTTCTACAATCAGCGTTCCTGTGCCAGTGTATTGTGTCGGTCTGCTCTTGTATCCAATGGCAAAGTTTTCTTGTACTGTTTTTAGTGTAAGCTTTTCTTTGTTTGCCATAAGAGCCAACAAATCCATGTTTTCTAAATCTTTAAACATAAGCTCAAAAGCTTGTGTTCCATCGCCTATAAGAACAGGTATAAACGTACCCTCTAAGTTGTAATGCAGTATAACACCATCACCAGTGCCGTTGTTAAGCCACTTACCGTTGTTTATTAATGCTTGTTGACTAACGGCAAGATTTTGAAAACTCTCATATCTTGGATCTGATAATGGCACAATATCAAATTGGTCTAATACATTTGGCTTAACGAGTGTTTGCAAAGATGTTGAAACATTTTCTGACTTAAATCCTTTTGGCACAATGAGATTTTCGTTTCTGCCAACCAAAACATCGCCAGGAAAAATACTCTCTACTGCTTTTTCTACAGCGTCACCCACTTCCATATCTTGTGTTTTGACATAATAAAACGCGAGTTTTTCTGCCATATCACGCTGTTCATTTAGAAGTTTTATAGAAGCTGCACCGTCACCACCTGATACGTATGCAGCAGCATAATCTTCAAATAAAGGCAGATTGTTAAGTGTCTGTGTTACACCTGTGCTTCCTGACGTTTTAATAGACGGTAAACCTTTTTTTAATTCTTCTAAATCTAAATCTTTAGTTGTAATTAAATCACCAGCAATTTTTAGATCATCAATATACATTGCCTGTACATACTCTTTTGACAATCCTTTGCGCCTTAAACTTTCAAAGAGAAATGCTCTATCCATTGGCGCAAGAAACAATTTCATGCGCTGTAAATACGCAACCGCATCAGACGCCTCAACACCTTCAATGCTTTGTATCATTATATCTGCTTCTGCTTGAGAGAGTATTGGCGTATAGTTAAGTCCGTTTAAATCCTTTATTTTTTTACCAGCCTCTATTCTTTTTTCCAAACCACTTTGGCCTGTGTTTATAGCTTCAATAGATAAATCCACAGGTTCTATATTTACGGTGTCCATCTTATTTGCCTCAGCAAAAGCGATAGCGTCACCTTTTACGTCAAGTTGCGTTGTTATGGCGTCTCGCAAATCAACCGCCATTTTCAATGCTTTTTCTTCAAACTTCGTGTCAATACCTTCGCCACCACGCCCTTGCACTCCTTTTGCGTAGAAATCAACATAANCGTCTATATTTTTTAATGTAGCTTCTCGCCCTAAACCAATTTTCAAAGAATTAAGTTGCTTTAAATCATTAAGATCTTCTACCATTTTAGCCCCCTTTTCGGGTTCTATGTTTGGCAGTATGCTTGCTACATCTGTTTCTAACTTAATAATTGTTTCTTCAGATAAAGTTTGTGTTGGCAAATTGTCAGCATAAACACTTATTGATGATGATAATTCACTTCTATAAATTTCAGCAAGATCTTGTGCTTTTTGCTCTGCAATAGTTGGACCTTCAAAGAAAGTTTGTAAGCCACCTACAGCTTTCAGCATCTTTGCCTGATCTTCTGGGCTTAACATTTTCATCAAGCCATAAACATACGCACCGCCAGAGGACGAAAGTGCTTCCTCTCCCACAGGCTTTTCTTCTTTTTCTGGACCATAAAAGTCACTTGGCAAGCTATCACGTAACGCACGGCGCATTTCATCTATAGCAAGTACACCACTCGTTGCACTATCTGCAAACTTTGTGAGCGCACGTACCGTGCCGTTGTAAATCATAGCGTATTGTTGCTTTGAAAGACTGCTAAGATCACCAGCCTTTATCTGTGCCATTTTCTGTGTGTCGTTTACAACACCTTGCAATGCCATAGATATGACACTGAGATCCTGACCATTTGCTATCTGGTTCTCAACATCCGTAAGCTTTCTTTCTCTGTTTTGCAGAGAGGCAATCTCAACACGGCGATCAATGTCACCGCGTAAGGCATATCTGTTTTGTATTTCTAACTGACGAAAACCTGACTGAAACTGTTGCTGTGCATATCTATCACGCCCTACTTTTTCAGATAACTCACGCTGTAGTTTACTTGTCTCTCGCGTCCATATTGGATCATCACCATCAAGAACATTGCCATACAGATCTGACTTGGCAAGCTCTTCACGTCTCTCACGCAACGCCTCTTGTGCATCTAACAACGCATTATCAAGATTGTTCTTTGTTTCCATCTTGTAGCGTGTTTCAGCGTATTCACCGATTGCAGCCAACGCAGCTTTTGCTGGTGCAGCCTTTGCCAACTCCTGTTCAGCTTCTCTAGCCACACTTCGCCTTGCACGTATAGGACGCCCCGGCATATCTGTACTAATTCTGCTTTCTGCTCGATATACTGGTATTCTCATGTTATCACCCTATTAAAGAACGTGACCGTGATGGTGGACGATACGTTGACGCAAAAGATTGACCCGAACCCAAAAAGTTTCTTTCATATCCAAGTTGTGCTACTTGACCTAATCCACTTATTAATGATGCAGTGCCTTGGGCACGTAAACTAGCAGCAGCACTTCCACCTTCCATACGTGCTAACTTAGAATTTAGACGAGCCTCTTCTTGAGCGTCACTTATTTGCATGTTTATCATTTCATTGTTGAACTCATTAACAGCAGCTTCGTAATCAAACTCTCTAGCATTTATTCTTAAAGTAGTAAGAGGTGTGCCCATGTGCATATCAAAACCAGCGTAGCCAGTATTAGCTCTTACTTCACTTTGCACAAATCTCTCAAATTCTTCACGGTTTCTTATTTTGTCAATTCCAAACTGTGCATTGATAATACCGCGTTGTCTTTCAAGCAAACCAATATCGCGCTCAATCATTTCTGCATTGAAGTTTGCCGCAGCTTGCGCTTTCTCAGCAGCTTTATCAGACGCATTTTTCTGTTTGATAGCGCCAGTTAATCCTGTGACAACTTGTATTCCTGTGCAAATAGCGCCCATAATCTACCTCACAAATCAAATGTATTCATGCGTGGGAACAACGCCAATACCGTCAATGGCAGTGGTTGCGTTTGCCTCACAAAAATACGGTCATCATCTTCAAACCCACCAGGAAACTCTATTTCTTTGTCTCCTGTGAACAATGGTATGGCAGTATCCATATCCATAGAACTATCTCTGAATGGTATACGATCTAAGTCATCAGCGCTATTACCAACTTCTACACCAACTGTTTCGAACAATCTTAACGTAATTGCATGAATACGTTTTGGTTTGCCCTGACTTGTGCCATCCACCGAACCACTTTCAATACGTAATGTTTCTAGGTTGCTTGTAAATCCAAACCCCACCGATGCACTTGTTGCAGAGAAATCAAGCGAAATACCACCAGATGCAACCGTCTTATCAGGATGGCTTGCGCCATTGGCTAACACAGATACGCTTTCCCCCGGCAAGTGATATAAACCAGATAATGTTGTTGTTGCACTGCCACTATACGATAATCCGCTATCCACAAAGAAAGCACCTGTTGTATTTGCGCCAAAGTCAAATACTTTCAGTTTCTCAACGTATCTTTTTGTAACACTGTTGATTGTACGCTTCACAATCATATACAATTCATCTTCACCACTATCAGACGGCAATGTTGCAATGCTTTCAACAACAGCTTGCCCACCGCTAAATGCACCACCGATTACATGCTTATGCCACGCAACAACCTCTTCTTCACGGCGATACGTCATTCCGACAAGCGTACCATCTGTTCTTGTAGCCCATACAACGCTATCTGGCTCCTGTTGATACGCAAACTGTGTCAAACCACCATCTGTTATATGTTCTGCGAGTATCGTCATATCTGGTGCAGCATATCCACCAGTGTTTACATCTCCGACAAACTTAAACTCTCTAACCTTACGTGCGCCACGTTGCACAAACAGCGTAACATCAGCGACTTGCACAGGCTCTATCGACGCTGATCCATAGTTAGAATACTTACGTATCAATGTTGTTGTGGGTGTTATAGGCCCATCATTTGTTGACGTAAGCACATATTCACCGCCAGATGTACCAATCGTAAGCACTCTTGTTGCAGAGAGATAGCGAATAGCATTTACTTGGTTTGATGCAATGGTGTAGATCAACGCATCATCAGCGTTTGAACCGACTGTAAAGTTTGTATAGTTGCCGTTTTTGCTAAACCAAATACTTTGCGGATTATTATTTGTACCTGCGAATACAAGTCTTTGCTCAAAAAACGAAACACAACTTGGCCTATTATCCGATCCACTTAATCCTGGTGAGGGAGATCCAGAAATAGAAAGTGTAGCGAAAGTCCAATTATTGTGATCCGATCTTGTTAAGGTGCGTATATCATATGATGGATGCACAAGATACATTGTATCCGCAGATTGAGCAAATCTAATATTAAATAAATCAGCCTCAGCGTATGGCGTTGCAACTTCAAATATTTCTGTTGCAGTGCCACCAGATGTATACGTTGTAAAGCTGGTAGTATTTATGTCATTTCCGAAGAGATCTTGCAGAGAAAACGTGTTAGTGCTTGAATTTGCTACTAAATAATTTCTACCATTTACCTCTGTCATACCCCCCAAACTATCAACAAACACTTCATCACCGTTGCTGAAACCGTGACCGTTGCTTGTGAATACACCCGGATTTGCTTTTGTTGCGGCAGTAATTGTTTTCGCAGAAGAATTTAAGACCTGTAGATCATTACGAAACACTCGCATAATCTGATTACCAAACTCAAGAATATATGTATCGCTTGTTTTAAACTGAAACGGAATAAGTCTTGTTTTAACTGAGCTACTCTTTACTTCACCTAAATACTCAGTACCGGGGCGTCTCGTTACACCACCATGCGGCATCACCACCATGTTCGTAAGATCTGATAATCCTTCACGATATTTTTCAATATTCGTTCTACCCTCTAGTCTAGGGCTTATTTCACCAGCAGTAAAAGAACTAAGAGCAGGGGCGCTTCTTGCCATTCCTAGAACCTACTCTCAATCAAGTCACTTGCTTCCAAGCGCTGTGTAGCGCTCTCTGTAGCGTCGTTAAATCTAGCTTCTTTAACCTCAGCTTCATACTTGGCAAACATTGTTTGCACGACGCTGTTTGAACCTGTGATAGCATACGCAATGTTGGACGCTAATCGAGCAGAAAACGCTTGTATAAGGCTTGGATCGTATTGCTGTGGATCTGTAATCTTTGCAATGTACTTTATCTTTGCTGTACCTTCGTCAGTCACAAGCTTTCTGCCCTCTATCGCAAACACAGGACCACCAGAATTGTTTGTCATGTTGTCTTGTGGATATGACAGAGAGCCATTGCTGAACTCTAAAACTCGTAAACAAAATGGATCTGCTGGAAGTGCGTACTGATATGTGTATCCAAAGTTAGGTGCAGTGCTATCTCGTGCAAGCTCTGCTCTTGTAATCAAACAATTCCAAGGGTGTGATCTAAACACCGCATCTCGTGTTCCTTCGTAAAACTGATTAACAACACGTGCCGCTTTACTGTTTTCAGAAAAGCTAGAAATGTTTGACGCTCCTAAAAGATTAAGCGCGTAGTTAGCTATATCAACCGTACTTGCCATTAACTATCTCCATATAAAAGAAGGGGCGGCGAACCGCCCCATCCTAGTTAGTCAACCACATACTTGATGGTTACTTCAATAGTACCAGTGCCGGCAGCGCCGCCCATAGTAGCTGTGACAGCAACACCATCTTCATTGGTATCTGTCTCTGTGCCTGAGCCTAGAGCCAGAGTAGCAAGAATGTCTACCTTCTGTGCAGATGTAGACGCAGCAGCAGCCTTATATGCAGCAGCAGATGCAGATACCGCAGTACCAGCAGCATTTGTATGTGCAGCATAACCAACTGACAAAGTTGTAGATGAACCCAATGCATCATGTGCAAGTGATCCTTCTAGCAATCTTGCGCCATCAGGTAAGATAAACATTTCAATAACGTCACCAGACGCTAATGAAGATGCCTCGTATGTGCCATGAGCAACGCGCATACGTCCACCTAGCTCATTTGCTTTGTTCATCACGGCTGGAGTTGCTCGTGAATTAGTGCGTTGTGTCGAATAAACAGTAGCCATTTTTCAGTCTCCTTACTCGTTACAAGCAATTTCTACTACTTTTTCTTCTTCCATGCGTGTAGCACCGATAGATTGACAGTAGTAGACTTGCGTTGAATATGACTTGTCGGCTCGTTCATCAATACGTGCGGCTGGCTCCTTACCAACGGCAAGCTTGATACCGTCTGATGCAAACGCAATAACCTGACGGTCACTGTTTGTATCTGTATTTAGACGGTTAGATACGATGAATTGAAAGCCCACAAACGAGTTGATTTCACCTTGAGCCAAAGCTTTTACGGTATTGAAATCACTTGAAGTCACGGTTGTGTTGTTCAACAAATCACTGATTTGCTTTGGAGATACAACGATGAAACGCGGTATTGACGGATCAACACTTGCTGCATCAAGTAACTCTTTAGC